TAATTTTTTAAAAACTTTCTTTTGAAAGAAAAAAGTGTCAGAAAAAAAAATAATTTTTTAAAAACTTTCTTTTGAAAGAAAAAAGTGTCAGAAAAAAAATAATTTTTAGAGAGTTTTAGTGGAATATATGCGGCCTGTTCCATTAAATGTACCACCGTACCCACTGTTTGAAGAGATGGTCCTTGAGTTGAGAATTGGTAATTTAGATCTGTTATTTAAACCACCCCCGCTGTTGGAACCACCCCTGTTACTGTTATTGAATTTTTCTTTCTTGAAGAGGTAGTAAACTATTATCAAACACGCTATACCCGTAATAATGCTAAACCATATAACACCGATGTTTGTTCTTTTCTTAATACCTGGTTCACCAACAGTAGATTCTTCGACCTCTATTGGTTCGACTGGGAGTTCGATTTGCTTTTCTTCTTCCGCCATTTATACTATACAACGATAAAATTTAAAAATGATGATAACATTTTTAAATTTTATGTTTAAATTTTACAATACTTAAGCAAAAATAAGCTTAGTTGGAGAAGGCCAAACCGCCCATGCCGCTTTGGATGCGGAGAACGTTGTAGTTGGTCGCGAACATACGGAGAGTGGTCTTTTGAGTACCGGAGCGCGCCTTGATAGCGACTTGGGCATTGTCAATACGAGAGAAGTTGCAGGTGCCAGTTGGTTGGTGTTCTTCTGGCTTGAGCGCGAAAGAGTACGCGTAGACACCTGGCGATGGGGAACCGGAGTGGTGAACGAATGGTTGCACTTGGTTGAAGTACTTACCCGATTGCTCTTTGAATCGGTCTTGACCATTGAGAACCAAACGGAAGGTATCAACAGTACCGTCGATGTCTTCGCAGAAGGAGTCGGCGGCACCGTCAACCGCAAGCATTGGCGCACCGGCGAGGGAGGTGGAGATGAAGCAGTTGGATTCGGTCGTGAATCGGGCAACGTTCGCGGTAACAGTTGGCGCCGCGTTGGAGGTGTTCCAGGTGTCGGTACCGTCATCCAAGCAGAAGACGAGTTCCTTCACTGGGTGGTTGTAAGAAAGCCGCTTTTGGACTTCCGAACCGGCGGTGACGGTGTCAGTACCGGTGTGTTGGACTTGCTCGATGAGGTATTCGTGGCCCTTTTGCGCGAAGCGACGACGTTCCTCGGTGTCGAGGTAAATGTAGTTCGCCCAGACCTTGAATACGGAACTGTCGGCGACGGTCGAGAAGGTGCTCGACAAATCGAAGTCGAGACGAACTTCGTGGTATTGGAGGGCAATCAAAGGCAACGCCAAACCTGGGTTGCGATTGAAGAAAAAGATCAAGGGCAAGAAAATCTTATCGTCAGCACGGATCGCAGTAGTCATCTTACCGTAGTTCGCTTTCTTGGACTCGTCCAAGTAAAGCTCGGAGTACAAACGCCACCACTTTTGGTAGTGCTTGTCGATGCGCTGACCACCGATGGACAATTCAACATCCTTGACAGCACGCTCCGCGAGCCACGCGTCGTCGCTAGCAGCGCCGGCACCAGCCTTGAGTTCGACGTACATGTCGGCGACCAAATCACCGTTACGGGCGACGGTCACGGAAACGCGGCCATCGTTACCTGGGGTACCGTTGACGGTTTGTTCGATGTTTTCCATAGCGAAGTTGGTGTGACGCTTGTACACCGCTTGGAAGAAAGTAACTTTTGGGTTACCCGTAAGATAGACATCTTGGGCACCGTACGCGACGAGTTGCATGAGACCACCGGCCATTGTGAGTTTTTTGTACTATATACAGAGAAAATAATTTTGCGAAAAAACTCAGTTTGATTTTTCCTGGTGTAATGTATAATGTCTGAACCAACTATCGATATAGAGGAATCTGAATCCGAGTATGAAACCGAAAGTGAACTCGATGTTCAGATCGACGAATCCATTTCACCCGAAACTGTCGAGGACGAGGAAGACGAAATCCCAGAGTGGGCTGTCACTGGTGAAGAAGAACCCGATGTTGTCGGTCATATGACGAATGTTGCGGCATCTCTGTTTTCCACGGAAGAGGGTGAGACTGTATGTAGTGCCCTGGTGTCTATATCTAAACAACTCGAAACACAAAATCGAATCATGATAAAAATTTTGGCTCAACTCCAAAAATCTACTTAGAAAAATAACCCGTATATCTCGTAAGGAGCTAATGTTGGACACGCATTTTATAAATCAAGATGCGAACCCGACTGAGACGAATCAAGTAATGTGGATGAATCACATTCAGAGTCTCAATCCGGAACAGCTCATCAATCTTTTAACCCAATTGGAAGACATGTGGGACATCTCTCGGAAAAATGACGAAGCGGTATCCTTTCAACTGGGTTTTAAAAATTTCTTTGCATTCGATGAACTCGATTCCGAAACTTGTTTACCTAATAATAACATTGACATCGAGAGTATCTCGGCGAAGCACCAACGCTTAAATTTGCAACTGGGACAATTGTATCATAGAGCAAATGCTATGAAGATTCTTGATCTTGACGATGGAGATGACATGAAGATTTCTACAAGAATTAATAGATTAATAGATCAAGTCGATGATGCGTGGCAGATTGTATTTAGACACACGAGAATATTCGAGCGTATCAATAATCCGACATATATACCCATTAATCCAGAAACAGACCCTTCTATTTTTAGATGTTCAACTTTACCTACTAATATGGATGAATTGAGTCCATATCAACAAGCAATTCTTACCATTCTCAAGAAACTTTACGAGGGAAACATCAAAAGATACAAAGGACACTGCTGCAGACAAATCAGGACAGTTGATGGCCACGACACGCGCGCATGGAAACAAGAGCAGCGAATCCAGGAATATGTATACAGTGTTTCTCAAAAAGAGACAGAATTTGAACTATGGAAAAACCTTTCGTGTAGAGGCTCGGCATACGGTGATGTGATCCGACACCTGTCCAATTGTAATGATATGCAGTTTCCTGAAATTAAGAGAAATCGTCACGTCTGGTCTTTTAAAAATGGAATTTTCGTGGGTAAAAGTTGGTCTGCGAAGACTGGGCTGTATCAAACAGATTTCTACACATACGATTCAAAAGAATTTAAAAACCTTGATCAAGCAATCGTGAGTTGTAAGTACTTCGATACGGAATTCGAAGACTTTTCTCATCTAGAAAAATGGGAAGATATCCCGACACCATATTTTCAATCTGTCCTTGATTACCAACGTTTTAATGAAGATGTGTGTAAATGGATGTACATCATGGGTGGGCGTTTGTGCTTTGATGTGGGTGACATGGATGGATGGCAAGTAATTCCTTTCCTAAAAGGTATCGCTCGTTCTGGTAAATCGACGCTTATTACCAAGGCTTTTGCACACTTTTATGACGTAGACGACGTACGAACTCTTTCAAATAATGTTGAAAAGAAATTTGGTCTCTCTTCTATTTATGATGCTTTTGTATTCATCAGCCCTGAAATCAAAGGAGACATCTCTCTGGAACAGGCTGAATTCCAATCGATTGTATCTGGTGAACAGGTGTCGTGTGCGATTAAACATGAAAAGGCAAAGACAATGACGTGGAAGGTTCCTGGTATTCTCGGTGGTAACGAAGTCCCGAGCTACAAAGATAATTCGGGTAGTGTTTTGCGACGTATTTTGACGTGGAACTTTGGTAAACAAGTCAAGGATGCGGATCCGACGTTAGATAAAAAGCTGGAATCTGAAATCCCGGTGATTCTTCAGAAGTGTATTCGGGCATATCTGGAATACGCACAGAGGTATGCAAATAAGGATATCTGGAATATAGTTCCACAGTATTTCAAAGACGTTCAAAAGCAAGTTGCGACTGTATCGAGTACTTTGGAAAACTTCTTACAATCACCTTACCTGCGATATGGACCGGAGCTTTGTTGTCCTCAGAAGATATTCGTTGAAAAATTCAACGAGCATTGTGGAGCAAATAACCTTGGAAGACCGAGATTCAACCAAGATTTCTATGCCGGACCATTCAGCCAAAGAGACATCGAAGTGCGTCAGCATACGGGTATGTATAAGGGTGCGCCGTTTAGTATGCAACCTTTCATATTTGGATTAGATATAGTTAACGATACTCTCATTTCAAATGAGGACGACGTGTAATAAAAATATACACTTATACCAGAAATGCAACGCCCATCATCACTACAAAATTTCATTAAAAACTCGGGTGTGAACGTCATGCGTGCATCGCCACCCAGTTTTCCCCAGCGATTACAGAACTCGACTATAAATAACCAAAATATGGGTAATTTTGCTGAATTTTTGAATATTAACAGTAACAACAATAATAACGTGCGATATCTCACACTGAGTGGTATTAATTTGGGTATGTTTAATGCGACCGTAAACAAACAATTCAATGCCGAAGCGCGCGTTGAATTGAAAGACATTCTCACAAAGGCGCCACTTGGAAAGACCTCGATCGGTCAAGGGCTTTACATAGACACGAAAGAGATTGTCGGCGTGTATGGTCGATTTAAGACTGGATTCACACACACGCGTGAGTACGGAAAGAAGGGTGACATAAATTTGAATTTTTTCACCGTTCAAATCAAATTTTCTGTCACAAATGGTAGCGAGACAAATGGTGGTACTGTGAACTTTTACAAAAATGGTAAAATTCGTTTTTCGGGTGGATTCGTAGGCAAAGGTGACGAAATAGAAAACCAACCAGAACTCATACGTCGTTTCATGGTAAAGAGTTATACGAGAGGCCAAGCGTTCTTTTATAACCCATTTGAATACAACAATTTAAGTGCGCAATTCAGAATTAATGGTGTGATAAAAGACCTCGGACGTCTTCACATAAATAGCCGAAAGTACGGTATTGAAACGAATTATGAGCCAGAACTTTCTCCCATGATGTATGCAACCTATAAAGGACATAAATATATCATCGCCAAATCGGGTGCTATACAGATATCTGGAGCTAAAAATCCAAAAGCACTCAATGATGCATACCGCGCGGCAAATAAGCTATTCAATATGTTATACACCAAAAATGAAATAACACTCACCGCACAAGTACCAAACAAGATTGTGCGTCCAACTAAAAAGAAATCTAAAGCGTCGACGTGCCCAAAAACAAGGCGACCACCGTGCAAAACTGGATTTGAATCAAAGAAGAACCCACAAGGTGACGAATGCTGTTACAAAATACCAAAGAAGAAATCAACGCGTAAATCCCCAAAGAATGATAAGGAAATTACATACGGTAAGAATGGACAACTCATGATAGGTAAGAAAAAATGTGAATCTCTCACGAAACCTATGCTTTTGGACATGGCGAAGAAACTCGGTGTAGTGAACGCGAAGGACAAGAACAAAAAGGAAAAGTTGTGTGCGATGATTAAACAATTTTCGTTCGGTAACGAAAATTTCAAAGTTGGGAGCAAACCATGTATTTCTTACAAAAAGAGTGATCTCGTGTCTATGGCTATATCGAAGGGTATATCCGTGTCTAATTCCGATACCATAAAAACCCTCTGTGGAAAACTCAAACTTGATGTGAGTAAGCGTAACGCGAACGCAAACAGAAAAGAAAAGGAAAATCGGGCGCTCAATGCAGTGCTCAAGAAAGAAGCTAAGATTGGTAACGTAGAAATAAGACGAAAACTGAACAACAAGGGTATCAGAAACGACATCATAAAATTATATGGTACACGATGGATGAAGAAATATGGCAAAGTAATGAACATAAACAAGGACGTAGACGAGATGTCCAATTTGATTAATAATGCATCCAAAGAAAAGAACGTCGTGAACAAGATGGGTGTTCTTAAAAAGATGGTCGCAAACGACCTAAAGAAGGGTCTAGTCTCTGAATGGAAAAAGGAGCGAGCCGTAGAATATAAGAAGAAGCTCGTCAAGAATGAATATGGAAAACACGGGAATGCTGTCGTGAATTACGTATTGACCCAAAACCCAACAAAGACTCAAATTAAAAAGTTCATTGAAAGGTACAAGAAGGCGCGAGCTAATTTGAATAAGAACAAGTAATCGCATCGTTTATCATTTTTTCTGGTTCAGAAGCTTGTTTTATGTGCTTTGCGTGATATGAAAAGTCATACCCTCTAAATTTACGTTTTATTTTATCGGACATACCCACGGCTTCGAATTGACGAGATGTTTGTGAGCATACAGCTTTTCGTTCCGATTCCAAAAAACGATCCTCCATTTGTATGAATTCTTTTATGCTTTCTTCAGGCATACCTCTTCGTTTCATTTCATTTACTACCTTATACGACATTCCACGGGACATACCAAAATTTTTTGATTTGTATCCCATGGACCCAACATTGGTATCGGATGGCTCAAGATTAAATATGAAATACAAAATTATGAGTATTACAATAAATTGTATCATCTACTACTATCAAATATATTAAATACGTCTTTCACTTTGTGAAGAATGTTAAATAGTTCATTATCATCCTTCACAAGACTTGGATCAATAATTTCCAATTCTATTTGATACGAATTTGGATCTTCCGTGTCCAAATCTTCGACGTCGCCACAGACAACCGTCATATCAATGGACAAATTCTTGCGAATAA